TGAAACACAGTAGGATGGATCAAAGCACAGATCTATCCGTACCATTGGCTGGTAGAGTCTCCGCCGTGGAAAGACTCGTTGAAAAGGTTTGCTTGGAGCAATTCAAGCAGGACTTTAAGGCGATGAAAACCATGTTGGGGACGACTCCCTCTGACGCTTCGTATGATAAGGTCGGAGAGTGGTATGGCCTCGTGCCTCGGGCGAGTTGGAGGAGCTTGCTCGAGAAGGGTGGGTTGTTTGATGTGGTTGGAAGGATGGTGAAGGTTCCTGGCAAGAGGAAGCCGGTCGAGCAGCGGGGCTGCCGATACGAGCTTTTTGCGCAGGACTGGTGGACGTCGACTGTGAAGGCTGCAAAGGCCCTGTTTGGTTGCCTGACCGCTCTTGGAGCGCAGGTATCAGACAAATGGGCAGCAACTATTCAGAGATTCGTGGCGACTCATGCTTACTTAAGCTGCGCAGGAAAACAAACTGCATGGCTGAAGTTTCATTGGTGTTGCTACACGGCACGACTGTTGAGTGCGCCGGGCGATTTCTCCTGTGAAAGGGAGTTACCGTCGAATCCTGACTTCGCAGACGAGTGTCCTGGAATGTTTCTCTCTGGAGTTGGTTATGCGTATCTCAACCGACTTCTCAGAGTTTCACGGAAGGCACGATCAGCCGTTGAACTGGAACAGGTTTATACCTATGCGTTCAGTCTCAACGAATCGAAGGATATCTTTCCCGCTCCGACACAATTGGAGGTGGAGAGAAGTCTGGCCAAGAGTTTCAAAGCTTTGACCGGACCACAGGAGGCTCTGTGCAAAAGAAGAGACCTCGATCCTTTCGGTTGGCTCACAAAAGGCGTCGTCAAATGGGAACTCACCCAGGAAGCCCTTGAGGCTCTTTACCTGCGGTGTTGTCGACGCGTGGGCCAAATCATCGGAAGCAAGGCTAAGCTTGATGTCAGCCTGCCACTCCCCTCTCTCAGCGGACACTTTGAAACACGTGTCGTTGACGGGGGAGCTGCGATGATCATTGCTGATCAGTACCATGGTTACTACGATCGGTACGGTGTGCACGAATGTCATGGTTGTGATGACCTAGGCTGGCGTCTTGCCAGTAAGTGTTGTCATGTAAACCCTAAGGCCGCAAGGCCTACATCCCAGTCGTTAGACCAAGGGATGGATGACTATCGGTGCACCTGTCACTTCAAATCGGCTGTCTGGGCCGTGAGGAAACTCATGGCCTACGAAGAACAGCGAAATTTGTGCCAGCTTGTTGGGCTCCCAGAGCCTCTCAAGGTGCGTACGATTTCGAAGGGACAACCAAACCGTTACTGGAGGTTGAAGTACCTCCAGAAGGTTCTGTGGCGTACCATCAACGAATTTCCACAATTCCGCCTAACCTCGGGTCCTATTTCTTCTGAACACTACGCTTCGCTTGGACATTTGCGTTCCGGCGAGGGGTGGGTTTCAGGGGATTATGAAGCAGCGACTGATAACCTAAGGAGCGAAAGCTCAACTTGGGCAGCCGTTGGCTTCACCGAGGGTGTGGGGTGGATGGAAGACTGGACCTGGGGTCTGGAGAGAGAGTCCGAGGAGCTGAAAAGCCTCTTGGACGGTCTCTGCAGATACCAGATTCAGAACCCGGAGCGAGAGGATGATTTTCAACCTCAGACTCGGGGCCAGTTGATGGGAAGCCCAATTAGCTTTCCGATCTTGTGCATTTGTAACTATGCTACACTTCTCTGTTCGCAAATTGTAGAAGGGAAATTGTCATACGAAGACCTTTGGGACGACACAAAGACGCGATGCGTTCTAGGTGAATCTGTCCTGATCAATGGTGATGACATCCTCTTCCGTGCTGACCAGTCATTGTACCAGACTTGGCGGCACGTAGCGACAACAGCAGGTTTGCGCCCGAGTGCGGGGAAAAACTACTATAGTCGTCGCTTTGCAATTGTGAACAGCTGCCCTATGCTGATGGAACAGCATACCCTAGTTATTAACAACAGGGCCTTTCCAGTTCTCGAACCCCGCCGCATACCATTTACGACTTTTGGGTCGATTTGGTCTAACGCGACGAGGGGGAAAGGGGCAGGTGAAATGCAGGCAATGGGTGGAACCGCCTGCGGCGGGGATGAGGAGCTCTCATTCATCGGTGCGCAAGCACGCCAGATGTGGAGCAACGCGCCAGAGCGTTTGCGCGATGACTTGATGTCAATCTTCATCTCACACAGAAGGGAAGTCCTTGACCGTGCGCCTATGGGCTGTTCCTGGTTTTTGCCAGAAGCCCTCGGCGGTCTTGGACTACCCTGTCGTGACCCACTTTCTCGCATATCGAATCGCGAGTTTGTGGCCGCCTTAGAGATGTTCCAGAACGATGACCCATGTCCCAGGTCGACCAATCCAGCCCGTGGCTGGATGTGGGGCATGGAGTCCACCAATGACCTTGTCTTCATCGACGAGAATCACGACTTGGAGGAAGGGGAACCAGTGTACCG